TTCTCGGTACACAAGTGGCTCATAATCATACTGGAAGAAGTACACAGCATTGTTAAAGGAAACTATCTTCCAATTGTTAGCAGTGATTGTGTAGCTACCAGGCGTCAGGTCGGTCAGTGTAGTAGTACCGGAAAATATCTTATTGTTACCAGCACTAAAGAACTTCGATGAGCCATCACCCTCAATATGTTCGTGCAGGGCCTCAATGCCAGCACTGGTGCCCAACGGGGTAGCACTAGTAGTGATATAAGAATATCCCCTCCTAGCCCCTATACGGCCATACTGGTCAATAACACAGTTATCAGCTATGGAGGCAAAGGCGGGATTCAGGCCAATAGGAGAGTCTTGGGTGTTGATCCCAAAGAACCCCGGCGCTGAGATGGTAATTGTCTGTAAGGGCTGCGCCATTACACAGGTCTCCAGAGAAGCTCTGCTTGGTACTTATTAGCTTCCAAGGCTACAGCGTCTGCCAAGGCTCTATCGGCTAGGCCAAATATCTCCTGTGCGGCAGTGCCCCCGGTCTCGCCCCGCTCCCTCGTTGCCATAGCCCATGCGTACATCACAATAGGTCGGAAGGGTATGGCAGTGGTATCAGTGGCATCCTCCAACTCACCTTCCCTGATGACCATGTCGAACTTCAGGGTATAAGTAGCGTCAGGGGTAGGATACACAATGATGTTCTGATCCCCATTGCTGTCCAAGCCATTGAGACTAAAGTATTCAGGTGAAGAAGAAGCTGCTGTGTTCAGATTGATTAAGTTATTCATCTCATTCTGAGTTAACAGCTTCAGTCGGAAGTTGCTGGTATCGTTATAAGCATCTAAGAACTTATAGTCCCCACCAGAGCCAGTGATAGTATAGGTGTTATCACCAGAGTAGGCAGTGATAGTCTTGGTAGTGCGGAGGGCTGCCCAGTCCCAAGCAGACTCTACAATGCTCTTGGCATCATTCACCAAGTAACCAACCAACTGTGCATAATCTGTGTCAGTAGGTGTAGCTACTTGAGTCTCACGGAGCCTGATAAGCACCTTGTTAATCAGGTCAAGATATGTCATCGAAACATCCCTCTATTGCCGTAGCTTAACAAGTTACCAACTAAGCTGTATTCCTGCTGGAACTTAAATAGGTCAGCACCAAACAAGCCATCGGTAGTGCGAGTAGCATCTCTACCTGGTAACCCCGGAGTCCCCGGAGTCCCGCCAGTCCCCGGAGTTCCCGGAGTCCCGCCAGTCCCTGGAGTCCCCGGAGTCCCTGGAGTCCCCGGAGTTCCCGGAGTTCCTGTAGGAGTAGGAGTAGGAGTAAGTGTAGGAGACACCGTAGGCGTTGGCGTCACTGTAGGCGTCGGTGTTACAGTAGGCGTTGGTGTTACAGTAGGCGTTGGTGTTACAGTAGGCGTTGGCGTCACTGTAGGTGTAGGAGACACCGTAGGTGTAGGAGACACTGTAGGCGTTGGCGTCACTGTAGGAAATTTTTCTTCTATCCTTGCATTAAGAATATCAGCAGGGACATTAGCAGCTTCCCCAACCTGTCTAGCCTGCTCTTTAGTGGCATTGGGGTTGAAGATTAACCACTCATCAATGATCTTATTCCAGTCTGTAGGCTGTTGTGTCTCAGCGACGGTTCCCGGTGTTGGTGTCGTAGGCCACTTAGTAAAGTCAGGCTTCTTACCATTGGGATTAAATACTTCAGCACCATCGCTATACACAAGCACACTAGACCCGTCAGGGTTATTATGTATTCTGACTAGTTCAGCATCAGGGCTAATAATCTTTTCATTAGGATATACATATTCATTACCAGTGGTCTGAACCTGCCGAGGCCCTGTAGCAGCCCCTCCGAGGTCACCAGCGGTGATTGTGGGGGCTTTAAGAAGGTCTGAATCACCCCCTACGATGGTTGTATCTACAGTGCTGCTAGTATCGCTAGTGCTGCTAGTGCTTCCACCGCCCCCACCAGCAGAAGGATCATAAACCTTCCACTTCTTGCCAAAGACATCATAAGCCCAGATAGTGCCATCTTGAGTGCTGTAGGTGCCCTCAATAACATCTTGAGATTGTGCATTACCTTCAGCAGCAGGTATCTCTTCGTACTGCTGTGGTGTCTTGCCACCAGTAGTAACTTGGGCCTGTTCAGAAGGAAGACCACTCATTAAACCACCACCTGTGTAGGCGGCTAACAAGTCAGGATTCTGGAGAATGTAGTCACTCAATGCCTGTTGGACATCAGCAGAGGGACTCTGTACACCAAAGGGATTTTGAGACCCTAATGTTCCAGGCATCGGGTAAGGCCGCCCATACATGGTGTTCTCATCAAACTGAGAAGGCCCAGCAATCCCAAAGATTCCCTGTAGTGGCCCAACACCCTTGAGAAGAATAGATACAGGATCAAATAAACCACCGGGGGCTACAGCATCTTGTGCGCCCCCAGCAGCGTACAGAACGGGCAAAGACATAGGCTGCGTTACAGCATTAGCCAAATCAGCAACTGCTAGTGCGGTATTGTAGGCTCTACCAAAATCAAAGTTATTGTCTTCGTCAGCCATTCCAATAGTTCCTACAATCGAAAGGAATTAATAAGACCGCCAGTGTTCTTATCCCTGCGCATTGCCATCTTCACAGCTAATGTCGCATCAGCACCCATGTCCATTGCTGTGTAGGCATGGGGCTTGCCAGAGCCAAAGGCGAAGCAGGTGTCTAGTTTGATAGGTAACTTGTAGTAATACCCATCAGACAGACCAGCCCATAGTAGTTCATTGTCCATCCACACAAGAGCCTCAAGCTCTCCAGGCATCTCTATCTGGCTACCGTTGACTATGAACTCCACCAGCATAGGCACCAGTACAACACTGCCTGCGAAGAAGATATTCAAACCATCTTCTTTGTAACTCTTGTCATAGGTGTCAGAAATAATCATATCTTCTTCTGACAATCTGGAATCAAACGCTATAACACCATCTCGGTAGGCTATTGTAGTCATTGCAGCATCAGTTGCATTTCAGCCTGTCGTCTTCTGGTCAGACCGGGTAGTACACGGCCACCGCCTTTATTCCACTTGAGGAACTCAGCAGCAGCCCCGTCTATATCCCCTGCGTTATAAAGTCTCCTAAGAGTAGATGCTTCAAGAGCGCCGAGGCCGCAGTTAAAGGCAAAGGAAGCCAAGGCATCGAACTGGTTTTGATTAGTAACGCTATCAGGACACAATCTAAGAATGCCGCTCTCAAACCTAAGCAAATCCGCATCAAACAAAAGATCAATAGCTTCATCTGACCATTCTTTATTATGTTCTGGCTTTAATGGATAGCTCTTACGATCTACTACTTTTAACTTAACTTGCTCAGGGTATAGAACCCTACCAACACCCACAGTCCAGAGTACGGCAGGGCATAGGTAGGGCTTTTTGTGTACTCCCTCAAATGCCTTGATAAACTTCTTACCTGCTTCACTTACGCGCACTGGCAAAAGCCTGCGATCCGAACCAGAAGGCTATGATGGAGGCGAACAGTGCCTGAGTCTCCTCATCCCACAATAGGGTTATAGCATCGTAGAATGACACTCCCTGACGCACTGCATACCAGCAACCAAACATATTGATTGAACACAACATAAAGAACATACAGTAAGTAATTACAGGCCGCACTGAGGCTCGTAAGCCAATGACCCACTTAGGTGCGCCCTTGCCTATGTCAGTGTCATGCTGGTACAGAGCCAGCCTCTCTGATGCAGCCGCCTGTGCCATTGCCGCATCTGCCCTAATCTCCTCAATCCGCTGCTGAGCTACATAGCCCCGCTCGGCCATCATCATCTCTCGCTCAATGGAGACTCTCATCATCTCCAACTCATGCTTCTTGTCGCCTCTGTCTTTAAACAGATCAAGCAACTTAGGCAGGCCACCAGTCAAGAAAGAAGCAATGGTGGATAGCAAGGTCAGCATTATTCATTTCTCCCAAATAACCACATTGATACAGCAACTGGCAGAGTCAAGATGGCAACTATCAAACCAATAACTATGATGTTCTGAAATATCTTAGCTTTCTTCTTTCGCTGTAACTCAGCTACTCGCTCACGGCTATTTCTGATCTGCCTACGTTCTTCCATCATCTCCCGATAGGTATCAACACCAAACCGATAGACAATCAACTCTCTAAGTTCTTTCTCTTGTTGTTCGATCTTCTTTCGCCGCATGAGATTCTCTACGGCTTCTTGCTCTACACTGCCTTTGTGTAAGAGCTTCTTAAATAACGGAGGGTCTCTTGAGTCTTCTTCAGCTTGCTTCAGGTCTGCACAGGCAGAGAACCAGGTGCCTAACTGACCACCTATATCCTCAATCTCTCTACCAGCCTCTACAGCCTTCTTAACAAAGCTATAGGCTGCGGAGGCAGTGGCAAAGGCAGTGACTGGATCAAGCATTTACTTGTCAGCTTTATCATCAAGTTTATCTATGATCTTACTTAGCTGTTCTTTGATCTCTTTAAGATCATTACGATAATCATCCTTACCAACATACTTGACAGGTAGGTCTCTGACATCACTATCCAGTCTATCAATCGCTATATAAATGCGATTCAGAGTCCAACCACCAAAGAAGGCAGCAGCAGTAACAGCTAGATTAAACAAGGTCTGATAATCCACGATCTACTCCTTACGGTTTTTCAGGCCAAGTGATTGTGGTGGGGAAGCCTATCTGCTGTGGGACATCACGCAGAGCTTGACGGTAGGTCGCCCATGCTGCTTTGTCTACAGGAGCATCAGCAACTTGTGTCCAGTCAGTTTGCGTCAGCAGGGTATCCCGCTGGTTCCTGGCATTGGCTGCGAACTCAGCATCCTTCTGTGCCTTGTAAGCCGCTTCCTGCTCCACTGCCGTAGCATCTTCAGTGTTGGCAAAGACAGGGCAAAGGATGTACTTGGTGTACCACTTGCCATCGACCTGCTCAACACCAGCACGCATAGAGTACTGATAAACAGTACCACTCGTG